AAGGGGACTTTCTTTGAACTTTCACTTCAACTTGGAGAATGACATGGACCTCTCGCTTGTGAAAAGATCGTTTATGGAACAGGAATATTTGGGTCTAATCGTAGCGCTAAATGGAAGGGGCTTTTCTTTCGAAGCCTTTACTCCTGAGGAGCTACCCTTAGTCCCTAACTCTGATCTAAACGCGATCGTTCGTAAGCTTGAAGCCCTTGCTCGGACTCCGTTGTTGCAGTGAAAGACTGGTTTGCAAAACGCAATGTTTTGCTTATCTCTCTTTAACCTAAGTTTTGGGAGCGATAATGTCTTATGAACGTACACGAATTTCTGATTTGACCACAACACCCGCTGGTTCCCGTACACTTTCGAACGGGCCCGGATGTACCACTTCCGTCTCCTCTGCTACTGGGGGACGCGTGGGTATTTACAGGTCAATGACTGATATCGTGAGCGGTTCATATAAGGCAAGCAGGAATAGGGGCGTTATTCTTAACAACCCTATGTCGCGCGAAAAGCATACCTTCTCCGTATCGTCTACCGGATATCAACATTCGATTCCGGGCGCAAATTGCGTTACATTTGCAGGGACTTGGAGAGATACTTTCACCAACTTGCTTAACTGGAAACTAGGAGCGCTGACTTTAACACAGCCAGCGTCCCTCCTCGCCAGTGACTCAAGCTTAACTAGTCGTGCGTGCGCTCAAGCACTCGCAAACGTTAAGAACCCTAGCGTTCAAGGTCTTGTGTTTGTGAAAGAACTTAATCAAACGCTTCACCTGCTGAAGAGTCCCTTGTCTTCTCTAACTAGGCTTCTCCGTAAGGAGAGGTCTAAGATTCCGATTAGATCAAGTGAGTACTTCAACGCCGCTAGTTCTCAATATCTTGCCGTGGTTTTTGGTATGAAACCACTAATGCATGATATTGAGGGGATTATGGAGGCATTGCACAGGCAGATCCATGAGCGGGAAACCGCTCGGGGTACTGCCAGCGACACCACTTCAGTGACTACGTCGAACATACTTTTACACGCTGGGACCGTTCTTACGGACTCAAGGTATAAAACTGTGCAGACGGAGACACTCGAAGTGAGAGCAGGCGCCCTATACTCTTTTGAGGGTAGGACGCTTGCCGACTCGATGGGATTCTCTTTAAGAGACATGCCATCAGCCGCGTGGGAGATTCTCCCATGGTCTTTCGTCGTTGATTGGTTCTCGAACGTCGGTCAATTAATTACCGCCGTTACGGCCAACTGTAGCAATGAGTTCCTTGCTGAATGGGTTTCACATAAGCGTACCCACACCATCACGCGTACAGTAACAAGTACAACGGTTGGTTTGGCACCTTGGGTGAAAACAATAAACAGCACGGACCAAGATTCGGCAGTATATGAGACCTACTGGCGAACTCCAACAAAACTCGGTGCACATTTGGCCTTGCAACTCAACTTATCGTTGAGCCGCACACCTGTGATCACCGCTTTGAGTCTTATAATGCAGCAACTCACCAAAGGAAAGTGAATTATGACACTTACCGTTAGTACTAAAACGTACACCCAAGATCGCATCCAAGCCGACTCGATTCTCTATACCGGTCCGGCAAACACTCTTTCAATCAAAGATACAATTGAGTTGAAGCGTGTTTATCCGAAACCCACTAGTGACTTCGCCGGCGTTGCACGTCCTACCATTAAAATGGTACGGACTTTTACCTTGGCTGACAGTACTAAAGCGGACGCCATCGTGACCATATCGGCTTCATTGCCGGTTGGTATCACGACGACTGATGCGGACTTGTTAATCGATGACGTTGTTAGTTTCATGCAGCTGGAAGCTGCTGACACGACCAAAGTCATAAAGAACCTCGATATTACTCATTAAGAATAAAATGAGTACGCGAGAATTTCTTTTATTCGCTATAGCCATAGTGGCTATGACGTTTACGATTATCACCTTGAAGGAGAACCGCAATGGTTTATCCCCTACCGCTACTGTCCCGCTCCAGTACACGTGTCCGGAATCCTCTGTTGTTAATCAACAAGATCTCGGAATCGTTCGCAAGGGCCCATGATGTACACGAACACCCTCTTGTCTCCCAGCTTCTGGGAAACCTTAGGAGCGGATCTTTTGGATCTGCTGTTCGTGTTGCTGATTCTATTGGCTCACAGCAGTATGCCAATTCTGCAATTCATTTTGCAATGAACCAGCTAGCTTCCTTCGTCAAGAAGGTTCCTTTTAAGGATCCCTCTTTGACACCCGAAACAACCGCTTGGAAGAAATTCCTCGCGGCCGAGCACGCTTGTAAAAGATCTAATCAGCGCTTCCGCGCTGAAAGGAATTCCACAAAGCATGCCGCACGTCACAGGTTCCTTCGTGACAGTGCTAGGGAATGGATAAAAGGTGTTATTGGAGTGAAACCCAATCTAACTTCTATCTATGAAGGTTGCGACTTCGGCCCGGGCTCTTCGGTTGGTGTTCATGGTCAGGCTACTCATAAAGCTGCGAAGCTTTGTAACGACACCTGGTCTTGTACACCCGCAGCCCAAGGTTATGCTCTATCAGGTATGATAGGTGACTATCATATCTGGGAACTTCTCTCGCAACGAGAGATGGTCTGTTATGATGCAGATCTATTCAGATCGGCATTTAATAACAAGATAGAGTTGTGCACCTCGAACAAGATCGTAATGGTCCCAAAAACAGCGAAAGTACATCGTACAATCGCAATAGAACCACTCTTGAATGGCTACGTCCAGAAAGGTGTTGACGTATTTCTTCGCAAGAAGTTACGTCGTGTCGGCCTGGACTTGAACAATCAAGAACCTAACCAATTCCTTGCTAAGGATGGTTCGGAAGGTGGTCCTAACCCTTTTGCCACTATCGACCTGTCCGCAGCCAGCGATTCAATCTCAATTGAGGTTGTTCGCGATTTGCTTCCGGCCGAATGGTTCTCTTTTCTAAATAGCATCCGTAGCCCCTGTTACGAAAGTGAATGGGGCTCTGGTCGCTATGAAAAGTTTACCAGCATGGGCAATGGGTTCTGCTTCCCGCTCGAGACGCTTATATTTGCGTCTCTTGCGTACGCTGTTGGTGAAGAGACCGGATGCCCAGAGTTTCGGGTATACGGCGACGACATCATCGTACGTCAGAGTGCGGCTCTTTATTTGATCGAGATCCTTAGCTTTTATGGATTTCGAACCAACACTGATAAGACCTTTATTTTCGGGCCTTTTCGTGAGAGCTGCGGAGCAGATTATTTTGAAGGCGTAAACGTACGTCCATACAATCTTGATTTTATCCCGGTCACAGACCGTGATATTTACAAGATATATAATGGCCTCAGAGAAAACTCTTTCTTCGTGACTTTTGAGTCGCTTAGAGAAGTTTGTACTTTGATCCCTTATGAGGATCGACTTATGAGACCTATTATCGGACCTCCGGACACCGCCATGTCGGTTCCACTAGACATTTTCATGTCTAGCAGATTCGCAAAGTGGTGTAAGGGTATCCAAACCTGGACCTGGCTTGAGTACCAATCTATTGCCATCCCTGACAATAGACGCCCTCCTGCTTCAGTTCAGATGTATGGACTGCTTCGAGGTCAACGTTCCTCTTGGAACGGTGCCCCGGAGTTCGCCTTTCGTCGCAAGACGAGGACTGTCACTCGGTATGTACCGAGTGACCCGATCACCTAGGTGATCGTTTTGTTAGTACTTAGCTTCGGCTAACCTAACTGGAGCCCCATTTGGGGTATAAACAAGAGAGAT